ATCCAAAATATATCCACTGCCCGTATGGGGTTCACCGGATGCTTACAGATAAAAAATGATATTTGACGACAAAAATATATTATATTCGGTTATTGCAACAAAAAAAGGAGCAATAATTTATTATACCGTGAATGGTAAAACAATGCAAACAAAGGAATGTGAATTAAAAGAAGTTCCGGAATGTATTAAATATATTACGGATGAAGTTATACCTACATTATTAAAAATATAACTATTAAACAGAATTAATAATCGCATTTAACTATCTCATATATTTACCTGCGTATTTCAAATACTTTTCTCTTGCTTCCTTTCTTTCTTCTGGAGTAGACTTATTATTTCTACTCAATGGCGTAGAATAAAAAACAGAAGTGCTGTGAATTAAGTCCGACATCTTGGTTGTTTTTGGAAGCCATTTTTTGCGTTTGAAATTTTCAATATCATTCCGGTTGACCGATACCAATTTATCCCCTTTGGGCAAAGAAAGAAGCATAATATGGTATTGCCGGTTAAACGCTTTTTGTTTAATGTCTGCAAGCTTGATAGCTAAATTCATCTTGATAGATTGCCTGCGGTAAAAAAGCCAATTGGAAAACCACACATGGAATTCTTTGAAATCTGATACTATCTCTTTAAGCATAATAAACTTTTTTGCAAAAATAAAACATATATCACAAAACAAGTCGGAAAAACAACTCGACTTTTCGATATTTACAAACTTGATATTCCTACCGGACGTTCAGGTTCGTATTTCTTTACATCATCTAAAATAACAGGAACACGTAATTTATAACAGATATAACAGCCAATCATCCGGGTAATTAAAATATCATCATGGTGTCCATCTTTTGCGCCATAAGTCCCATCCTCTTTTTGTTCATAAACACGAGCCTCATTCAGCGCTTCTTCGCTCCTTTCCTTATAAGCTTTTTCACGGAGCATAATGGCGTAATTTGAGATAATCATTAACTTGACAGGACGATTCATGTTAAATCCATACCTTTTCGGAGCCACCTGTTTGATTTCGTCCGGCGGAGTTTCCTGTGCGTATAAATTATCGTAATAATCAGCAATAGTATCAAAGATAAATTCCGAATAATCATCCTTCTTTTTGTCCATATCGTATGTATTGCTTTCCACTACTAACAGGGCATTACAGTAATACTTAGCTATTTGCGCAGCAATCCATATAGTAACATCCTTATCAATCCTTCCGCGCCATTCAGCCACAATCTCCGGGACGCCTCCGTAAATCATCGGGAACCTGTCGAATACCGCAATAACTCCATAGTCTGCCTTTTCCGATAAACCCCTTTGTGGGTCAAATACAACGACGTATCTATCAGATACCTTTATTTCCGTTTCCGGAAATTCCCATACCTTCAACCTGTTTCTTATTTTTTTATCTCTTCTCACAGGGTCTGGGTTTTTTAATGCCTCAATAGCTTCATGGTCTTCAACGAAACGGATATTAGACAATATATCTTTCCGTTTTCCCGGTTCTATTTTTGCAATAGTTGGCGATGCGTCGGAAAAAAGTTCTCCGACAGATACAGGAATTTTACAATCTTTTCTTAACGCTTCAATATGATAAGAACGGAAAGCGGGTAATCCGGAATCTTGAAAAGCCTCAATATCATCCGACGGATATTCCTGTCTCATAATTTCATCCGACGACATTTCAGAATTCTTTCCACGATACCAATTAATATTTTCAAGCGTGCATTTTGTATGATTATTGAATAAATTCAACTCATAATCACTAAGCGAAGAAACAAAATCATCCACTGTTCCCTTACTAATCTTTCCGCTATGATTATAATAATACTCGTCAATTTGATGGCTATATTCCTCGTTATAGTACCAAGGTAAGAATACCGGTACAAATGCAGACTTCCCATTCTTTGCTCTTTCCCATTCCCCGTGAAAATAATCCCCTACGCCATTGGCAGTACTTTCATAGACAATCATGGTATAAGGTGTTCTTTTTATCGGCCCCACAATACTTCCGATTAATTGCTTTGCGGTTCTTTTTTCTGTATTAGGATAAAATGCAACTTCCGACATGTGAGCCATGGCCGGATTTTGGCTTCGGACGGAATCCGGCCGCTCTGCCGAACCCACAGTTATTCTGCATCCTCTTTCCGGTACATACTTAATATTATGATGCCCTTCAAATGGAGTAACGGTAAATTTCTCTCCATAAATAGTTGGCATGTTTTTTATAACCTTGTCAAACATTGCCCGGATAGTAACAGAAGCCGACATCTCATGCGCGCAAATAACGCTGTGCCAATTTTTTTTGTGAACAGACTGTATCCAATACATATAAAGTTGTATTTCGGTAGACAATCCGAGTTGACGAGCTTTCAGTACAATTGCCCGAATTGGAACATTATGGGCGCGCATTTCTTCAAGGATATTCAAAAATTCACGTTGGGCGAGTTTTAATTTGAATGGTATATCTTTATGACTGTTTCCGTCTTCAATAATTTCGTATAAATAGGCAAAAAACTCAAAATCATATTTTATTCTCAATTCGCAAAAAGACAACCAAAATTTAGAAAAGGAATCCTCTGTAAATTCTTCTCTACTTGCATTAAATAGTTTCTCAATAGAGCCATATTTTTGAAGTTTCTTGCAAACTTCCTTTTCCATCATTGCTTTAGGAAGATATAAGATAGAACAGGGTGCATCTTTTATTTCGAGATGCACCCTTTCACCCTGACATCCTTCGCCCGTCAACGGATCATAAGGATTGTTTAAGTCTTTTTGCCTGCGTGAGTTTTCGTTTATTATTTGTTGAACATCTATCAAAACTTATACTTTAATCCAAACAGATGACCGTTATTTTTATATCCAATATCTTTCTGAAATTGATATTCAAAACCTAAATCATGATAAAACACACCTACGCCAAAATTGATATAATTCAGAGTTGAATAGGAACCCGACAAAAACGGCTGCCATACTTTCTCTTTGTAAATAGTCATCTGTTTTAGTACCGGTGTAAACTCGTAATCTAAACCTAAAAGTTGATTATATTGAACCGTTGGGAATAGTTTTAAAGTACCTAATTCCTTACTGTCAAAGGCAGTTATATTGTATGACCTCTTTAATATGTAATCTGCAATAATAGCCGCCGTGTCTACTATTTGAACAATGTACTTTATTTCTGTTTGAATGCTGTCTTTATAAACAGTATCAATTCTTACCGGGAGATAAGGCAGTGTTGGAACTTCTACTTTAACCGGAACAAGTTGATTGTCGTCAATACTTCCAAAAACAGGCTCTTGTTTTATGTATTCTATCTTTGTTTTGGTATTAACCGTTTTCCTTCCGATAAATATTCCCCCAAATAGAGCAAGAATTATAAGGACAGAAAGTAATATTCCCAATTTTTCTGTTTTCATTTTGAAAAATATAAATTTGATTCGTTTTTACGTCTTTCTGTTAATCCGGGCAAAGGAGCAAGCGCTCCATTTTGATTAGCTTTATTATATTTTGCAAATTCACCGGCAATTGAAGAATCATTGGGATTTACCTTTGCCCTTTTTAATAATGTAGAAGATTGAAAGCTGCCGGAACCAACGTTGAAAACAAAACTTACAAGTGCATCAAATTGATTTTGATTCAGATTTGAAAGATTTTTATTGACACAATCTTCAGCCCAAGCAATATCACTTTTTAGCAGTTCGATCGCTCTTTCTTTTGTAATCGTAAGTCCTGGCGTAACATCTTTCCCGGTATGTCCGTAGCCGATTGTTAGGATATTTGCCGGGCATCGATAAGCAGTAAGCTTTAAGCCTTCATGCTCTGAAATAAATTTTATTCCGTTTTCACTTGTTTTCATCTTTTTGGTGGGTCAACTTGTACACTATTTGTTCCAATTCATCAATTCGTTTAACATATCCATCTATACGATTTCTCATGGAATCGAGTTCCAACTTATATGTTGAAAGAATCACAGTGGTCACCTGTGTTTCTATATCTTTTGATTCGGCCTTATACTTACGCTTTGTTGTAAGATAAGTAATTATACCGGTTACGATTGAGAATATGATTTCAGATGGTATTAATTTTGCCCATTCCATTATTGTGTTTTTATAAAATTTATTGTTTTCTATTGCTATAAAATGTTTCTATCATTGATTTTTTAGATAAAATCAACAACTAAACAATCATTTAGCTTTCGCTTTATTTTTTTTGCAATCGGAGTCAAAGCATTAGCCGCTATCTTTGGATACGGTAAACCAAACAATCTCGGTATGCCGGAACTTTCATAACAACCGATGAAATTTATTTTGTCATCGGTTGTTTCAAGTTCATACATTCTCGAAACACGTTCACAGAGATTTTTACGGTCATTACCCATGCTTGGATAAGTATCGTAATTTGCCGTTTCTTTTACAAATTCAGTTTCTATACCTTCCCAAGTTCTTTT